AACTTTGGCAAAAATTGTGGAAAAATATGGCCGGTCAATTGTGATAGTTCCAAACAAAGATTTGGTATTGCAAACTGAAGAAGATTTTATTAATGTGGGATTAGACGTTGGTGTGTATTTTGGTGATAGAAAAAATCTAGGAAAAACACATACTATTTGCACCTGGCAAAGTCTCAATATTTTAGACAAAAAATCACAAAATGACAGCGAGCTATTATCACTAGCTGAATTCTTAGACGGGGTTCAAACAGTCATTGTAGACGAAGTACATCAGGCAGAGGCAGAAGTATTAAAAAAATTATTAACACATAATCTAGCCAATGCACCTATACGTTGGGGACTTACAGGAACGGTTCCAAAACAGGATTTTGAGTATCAAAGTTTACGTGCTAGTCTAGGAGAAGTTGTTGGTCGTGTAACTGCTAAAGAACTACAAGACAAAGGCGTGTTATCTAATTGTCATGTTAATATTGTTCAAACAGCAGAATGGAAAGAGTTTGGCAGTTACCCCGAAGAATTAAAATACTTGGTAACTGATGAAACTAGACTAGACTATATAATTGGATTAATTACCGCAATTGCAGAAAACGGGAACGCTCTAGTGTTGGTTGACAGAATTGAAACAGGGCGTATAATAACAAGTATTATTGAAGATAGTGTTTTTATCTCAGGTGAAGTAAAATCTGCAAAACGCAAGGAAGAGTATGACGAAGTTAAAACTGCTACTAACAAGATTATTGTGGCGACTTACGGCGTGGCCGCTGTTGGTCTTAATATCCCAAGGATTTTTAATCTGGTTATGTTGGAGCCCGGAAAGAGCTTTACCCGCGTTATACAAAGC